CCACGTGTAGTGAAGTAGCAACTGAGAACTTTATTCTCATCCATCTCCTCGACTTGTCGAGGAGCACATAGGGCAAACATTGACGTTTGCCTATACCATGTTGGCATTCCAACATTGTAACATAGGCGATTACACATCGCCTGTGCTACTGCGTGATCGCAGTAGTTTGTGGCTTGTTCCCAATCTGTTGAGAACAAGAATATATCTTTGTCACCAAAGATAAAATTCGCAGCAGGATTCTTGTGCGAAAGACGCTTGAAGAAATTCCAAGCGTGATTTGCGGCCCCGACACCAGATCGGGACGACGGAATTACTGTTAGGTACTCTAACAGTATGTGAGACATGACATGCAAGAGCATGGCATGAGCTAGGTGCGACACTGTGATCGCACGGTACTTCCCTAGTTCTGCAACTAGGGACACTCTGACAGACATTACATTTCTGTCATAGATGGTTTGCCTGTCGGCAAACTGGTTACAGGCCCAGTGGAACAGGCATTCACCTGTTCCATGTTCACCAGGCCTAAGTATCCTCCCCGTAGGGAGGCCGGTTTCCAGATTTAACTCTGGAATTTCTGGATTTGAAACCAGAACTTTTCTGGCAGCTTCTAGCTTGCCACCAGATGCGGTGTTCGTAAAGAACTCCCCACTATCACTAAGTGATATCTTGGCCTTGTTTATAACAGAGGACCAGAAACGGGCTGAGTTTTCCTCAGCTCCAATAGACTCCACCAGTTCCTGGTGGATCATATCTACACCGGCAGCGATGTAGTGTTTCATCCGTGTGTAAACGGATGGATCTGGAGGCTCAGTTAGAACCTCCTTTATTTCCTGAAGTGTCTTCAGGAAAACCTGTCGGGGGGGGACCCCCGATGCTCGAGTTTGGCTCAAAAGAGCAACTCTATACATGTCGATAGGAGTCTTCCTATCTGACATAAAGTCAGTGATGACTTTAAAGAAGGACATCTCTCGCGGGATGTCAATGGAACTGATGTTCCCAACAGGGTTGAACCCCTGTTCTTTGATCGCTTTGCGCAATCGCTTAACCTTCTCGTAAGCAGAAGGTGTTTCCGGAATTTCATCCCGGAAGTAGTCAGGCAAAAGCTGACATATCAGGCAGTTTATTACCTGATCAATTCTGGACCCAACCAGAAGCTCTTCCCATTCAGGGAAGCCAAGGACGAGTTGCATAACCAACCCGTCAACTGTAGCCAAG